AATTTTATCGTCAGTTCCCTAGAACAGAAGAACACGCATTTAGAGATGAAACTAAAAACTCTATATTTAATCTAGTTAAAATATACGAGCAGATAGATTATAACGAAGAGATGTCTAGAACACTAGGAATTACACAAGGTAATTTTCAATGGGTGAATGGAATAAAAGACTCTCAAGTGATATTTTATCCAGATCCAAAAGGTAGATTTAAAGTTAGTTGGGTTCCACCTTCTGGAATACAAAATAGAGTGGTACTTAAAAATGGTATAAAATACCCTGGCAATGAACACATGGGAGCATTTGGTTGTGACTCTTATGATATATCAGGAACCGTAGATGGAGAAGGATCTAAAGGAGCATTACATGGCTTAACCAGGTTTAGTATGGAGGACGCTCCCGCGAACAGTTTCTTTTTAGAGTACTTATCAAGACCACCTACGGCTGAGATATTCTTTGAAGATGTTTTAATGGCATTAGTATTTTATGGAATGCCAATACTCGCTGAGAACAATAAACCTAGACTATTATACTATTTAAGAAGAAGAGGATATAGAGGTTTTTCAATGAATAGACCAGATAAGATATGGAATAAATTATCTGTAGCAGAAAAAGAAGTTGGTGGAATACCTAACTCCTCAGAAGATATAAAACAAGCTCACGCGGCTGCGATTGAGATGTATATACAAGATCATGTTGGTATGAAGCAAGATGGAACCTTTGGAGATTTATATTTCAATGCTTTACTAAACGATTGGAGTAAATTCGATATAAATAAAAGAACAAAGTTTGATGCATCTATAAGTTCTGGTTTAGCTATTATGGCGAATAATAGGCATTTATATGCACCAAACGTTAAGGTTGAAAAACCTAAATTAAACATAAATATTTCCAAGTATAGTAATACTGGAACTAATTCACAAATAATCAAATAATAAATATGGCAGAGTCTGGCATTAAAAGTTATTTTCCGAGTCAAACTGTAAGTGATGCTGAAAAGCTTAGTTACGATTACGGTTTAAAAGTAGCTAAAGCTATTGAGCAAGAATGGTTTAATAGTGATAGAAATTCTAATAGATATAGATCAAATCAAAACAATTTTCACAATTTAAGATTATACGCTAGAGGCGAACAATCTATTCAAAAATATAAGGATGAGTTATCTATAAACGGTGATTTGTCCTATTTAAATTTAGACTGGAAGCCTGTTCCGATTATATCTAAATTTGTAGACGTTGTAGTTAATGGTATTGCTGAAAGAACTTATAATATTAAAGCGTTTACTCAAGATCCATACGGTGTTAGTAAACGAACAAAACATATGGAGGCTATTATATCTGATATGCAATCAAAAGAGTTTAATAACTATGCTTTGGATAATTTACAAATAGATCTTAGAAAGAGTAATCCCGAAACACTTCCAGAAACAAACGAAGAATTAGAACTCCACATGCAAATAACTTATAAGCAAGCGGTGGAATTGGCAGAAGAACAAGCTTTAAATGTTTTATTTGAAGGTAATAATTACGAGCTTATAAAGAAAAGATTTTATTATGATTTAACTGTTTTAGGTATTGGTGCCGTTAAGACTTCTTTTAACACTTCTGAGGGCGTTATTATTGACTATGTTGATCCTGCTAATTTAGTGTATTCTTATACTGATTCGCCTTATTTTGAGGATATATATTATGTTGGTGAAACAAAGACGATACCCGTTAATGAATTAGCAAAACAATTTCCACATTTAACAGAATCAGATCTTGAGGATATAATGAAAAACAAACCTAATAATAGATCTAATTACAACTCAACACACGTTTACGATAAAGAAGATAATAACACGATTCAAGTTTTATATTTTAATTATAAAACATATATGAACGAGGTTTATAAGGTAAAAGAAACTGGAACTGGTGCGGATAAGATTATACCTAAAGATGATACGTTTAATCCGCCAGAAGATAAAGAAGGTGGTTATGGTAGAATACTAAGATCTATAGAATGCTTATATGATGGCGCTATGGTTTTGGGTACAGATAAATTGCTTAAGTGGGAAATGGCTAAAAATATGATGCGCCCTAAAAGTGATTTTACCAAAGTTAAAATGGGTTATTCTATTGTAGCTCCTAGAATGTATAATGGAAAAATTGATTCGTTAGTAAAACGTATAACTGGTTTTGCCGATATGATTCAATTAACTCATTTGAAATTACAACAAGTAATGTCAAAAATGGTTCCAGATGGCGTTTACTTAGATGCTGATGGGTTAGCTGAAGTTGATCTTGGAAATGGAACTAATTACAACCCACAAGAGGCGTTGAATATGTTTTTCCAAACTGGTTCTGTAATTGGTAGGTCATTTACTCAAGATGGTGATATGAACCCAGGTAAAGTACCTATTCAAGAAATCACATCGGGATCTGGTGGTAATAAAATGCAAGCTCTTATTGGTAATTATAATTACTATCTACAGATGATAAGAGATGTAACCGGATTAAACGAGGCAAGAGATGGTAGTATGCCAGATAAAAACGCTTTGGTTGGAATTCAAAAACTAGCAGCGGCAAATTCAAACACAGCAACAAGGCATATATTACAATCTGGATTGTTTTTAACAAGTGAGATCGCGGAATGTTTATCGCTTAGAATATCTGATATTATAGAGTACTCACCAACTAGAGATGCTTTTATACAGGCTATAGGTACACATAATGTTGCAACTTTAGAAGAAATGAAAAATCTTCATTTATATGATTTTGGTATATTTTTGGAGTTAACACCAGACGAAGAAGAACAAGCAATTTTAGAAAATAATATACAAATGGCTTTACAACAGCAAACTATAGAGCTTGAAGATGCTATTGATCTTAGAGAAATACGTAATATAAAACTAGCTAATCAGCTTCTTAAAATACGTAGGAAAAAGAAAATGGATAAAGATCAAGCTGTCCAACAGCAAAACATGCAGCAGCAAGCTCAATTAAACCAACAATCTGCCCAAGCAGCTGCGCAAGCTGAAGTTCAAAAAAATCAAGCACTAACACAAAGTCAAGCTGAATTAGAACAAATAAAAGCCCAGATAGAATCCCAAAGAATGACGCAAGAGGTTCAAATGAAAAAAGAACTAATGGGATTAGAGTTTCAATACAACATGCAGTTGAAGGGTATTGAAGTTGATGGGGTGAAAGAAAGAGAAAAACAAAAAGAAGATCGTAAGGACGAAAGAACGAAAATACAAGCTACACAACAATCAGAGATGATTGAGCAAAGAAATAGTGGAAAACCACCTAAAAACTTTGAATCCGCAGGTAATGATATATTAGGTGGCGGATTCGATTTAGGTGCGTTTGAACCTAAGTAGAATTTATTAATTATTATTATATTATATTATGGAAGAAAAATTAGAAGAAGTAGTCGAAGAGACTACCACAAATAGCCAACAAGATCCAGGTGATGAAAACGTGGTGAAAGTTAATGAAAGTAAATTTGAATCTGAAGGTGACGATAACGTTGTTAAAGTAGATTTAAGTAAACCAATAATACCAGAAGAAAATGAAACTAAAGAAGATAACGCTAACGACAGCGGAGTGGTTGCAGAGTCTAAAGATGCCGAGCCCACACAAGAACAAGAAGAAGTACAACCGGAAAGCGAAGCACAAGAAACCTCGGTATTAGAAGAAATCACAGAAGATTCTACCGAGGAAGAAGTAGCTGAAGCGGAAGAGCAAATAGAAGAAGCTATTGCTGAGGCGGAAGCTACTGGAAAGCCAATACCAGAAAATATCCAAAAACTAATGGACTTTATGGAGGATACTGGTGGAGATTTAAATGATTACGTTAAGCTTAACCAAGATTATTCAAAATTAGACGATCAAAGTTTATTATATGAATATTATAAGCAAACAAAACCTCATTTAAATAATGAAGAAATTAACTTCCTTATGGAAGATCAATTCTCTTACGATGAAGAAGTTGACGAAGATAGAGATATACGAAGAAAAAAATTAGCGTTAAAAGAGCAAGTTGCCAACGCTAAAAGCCATCTGGACGGGCAAAAGTCCAAATACTATAACGAAATCAAGGCTGGATCGAAACTCACAACTGAGCAACAGAAAGCTGTAGATTTCTTTAATAGATATAACAAGGAGTCAGAAGCAACTCAAAAAACAGTTAAAAAGAATTCTGATATTTTTACACAAAAAACTAATCAAGTTTTTAACGACAAATTCAAAGGTTTTGAATACAACGTCGGTGATAAAAAATACAGGTTTAATGTAAACAATGCTGAAGAGATTAAA